CTCAAAAAGAATTGAGACGAGCGCACAAAGAGCAGAATGCTCATCGTGCACGCCCAAGACAGCCCCAGGTGCAGGAAACCGCTCGGAAGAAAGATCTTATTCCTCCGAGCTTGACCGGTTTCCTAAACCTGGCCAGAAAGATTGCCCAGAAGGGCAAAACTTATCATGCTGTCGCCTCTCGGTTTGTCGCTGCATTAGAAAAGCGCAGGACAGCCCCTCAATTAGGGCCGAGAGTAACAAAGAAAATTGACTGGCTTCAGCTCAGCGATGACTGTTCCTCAGTAGAAGGAAGACGTCGAACGATCGCCCTCTGCTATCCACAGTTGAGAGCAGCGTGGATCTTAGTCAACGGGAACCCGAGGGTTCCCGGCCCAAGATCCTTTGCTCTCCAGTGGAAATTCGCCAGATGGCTGATAGATCTGACTCGCAGAGGGAAGGCAGGAGTGTCGTCCTGGTGCCACAAAATCCGCACCGAAACCCTGACATCCCGCCTCCCAGAGGGTTGTGCCCGGAAGATGTTCCGCGCGAGCACGCTCTCTAGGGCCGTCTGCTGGCCGATCGACGACGCCGCACTCGAAAGTGCAAGTCAACAAGCATCGCTTCGGTGGCAAACCTCTTCTGGAGAAATTAACAGGGACCTTCTGGGTCGTCTGCGTCAATTTATCCTAGAGGAATTGCCCCTGCGTGAAATCAGTGGTGACTACTTGGCCAGCCTACCTTGGCCTCTCGCAAGCACGAATGCCTGCCTATCTCCTGATGGGTCGGTATTCCAACAGAAGGATGGGGGGACAGTGAAATGTCTCCAAGAGGTTATGATAGCCCGGGCTTTGGATGGTGTTGATGCAAGGTGTGCAGACAAAGATCCTGTGCTGTCAGCCGAAGCTCGACGGCACGGTCTGGATCCCTCCGACCTTGCAGCCAACGTACTAGTCGGGCTCGATCAGCATCTATTTCCAGATGACTGCATGGCCTTCGAGGAAGCGGTGTTATGCTTCGACGAGGCGGACAGTCTGATCTCTGGAGAGATGCTTCCTGATCCCGAGAAGGTCCTTGCCGAATATCTTCGACTCTCGGACCCATCCAACAATCCTCCTACCCCTCTACGGCCCTTGCCGATCAGAGAGATGGGTGGGAAGATTCGAGTAGCCACACTACATCACGCGCTGGAGGTGCAGGTAGCACGCAGACTAACGCAAGTGCTCCTGCGGAGAATTAAAGGGTTGCTAACAATCAAAGATGTGTTAGCTGGTGGAGAGATTACTGTGAACACCAAGGTACCGGGAGCAAAGTTATATTCCGCGGACCTTAGTGCAGCTACCGATTACATCCCACACGAAGTGGCTGAAACCGTCGCCGATGTTCTGGCACAAAAGCTATCTCTCCCTCACGATTACCATGTGTCCCTGAAAAGAGTTTGGGGACCACACACCGACCTGTCTACTGGACAGATAACTCGTCGGGGTGTCCACATGGGTCTCGGACCCTCATGGGTTCTCCTTAACCTCCTCAATGCTTTCGCTGCTTGGGAAGCAGGAAGGAGACCAAACGACCACCGAATATGTGGTGACGATCTTGTGGGGCTTTGGACTAGGTCCGCCGCAACACAATATGAAACCACAATTCAGGACCTCGGACTGGTTGTCAATAAGTCCAAGTCCTTCTTCGGTGGACGAGGTGTGTTCTGTGAGAAACTCCTCTCGGTAGTCAATGGTAAGGTCTCAACCAAGAGCTCCTGCCGTCCAGAAAATCCGGACCCGCGGAGATCGGTTGACGCTTACCTTCGACTACGTCCTAAAGGAGTCTGCCGTGGGACCCGCGGGTACATTCGTACCCGACCCGAACGTGACAGCATGTACCGCCTCTACCATGAGAGAAATCTCTCATCCGCGAAGCATGCAACAGCAGTCGACGTCGGGCATCTATCCCATCTTACGGGTGCCAAACTAGCGGCAGGAATCTCAAAGAACTTCCTCGCAGTCTGCGACGACCTAGCTCAAGTACAAAATGAGCCTCTGGCCGCAGACACCGTTTCACGTCTCCTTCCCCAAAAGTTCAAGGCCCCCGGTAAAGTCCGGCATGGTGGCAACGGCCGTGGAGTGCTACCCCTTGGCGGCATTGTAGCTTTGGCAGAAGGCAAACTCGCGTTTGCCTCACGCCCAAGCTACCGCCCAAACAAGGAGCTCCTCGATGACCTGTTTGTGCTGAAGCCCCTCACCAACAAGCCCAAAGACGGATGGATTTCCGTCCAGGACATGCTGATTGAGGATATGACAGCACACAGGATCAAGGATGCACTCAACGGTTGCGTCAAACAGCCACGCCAACCCACCAGAGCCGATTTCCGGAAGCTCCAAAGAAAGAGCCATCCATCATCAATCAGTGACGAACAAGCCATAGTTCGTCTCCTTGAACTTATTCCCAAGACTGAGCTGAGATCCCGAGACAAATACCGGGCCATGAACCTCGTCCGAAAACTGAGGGTGGCGGAGGTAAAAGCTCGCAATATTGGCCGTTTGCCCACTCCAGCAGGCACGCCCAATCCAGTCAATTTTTCTTTGAAATCGAGGGAACTCAGGAAGAAGCTGGTAAAAGCCATCGACCGTCCCAAGGCAGAGCGATATCTGCCCAAAGACCGCGCCGAGGCTCTCGCCAGGAAATTCTTCCAGGTCCCTCAATGGATCATGCGATCGGGCCGATTGTCTGGCCCGAAACCCCTAGTCACTCTGGACTAGCGGGG